CATGCGGCCCGGTGACAATTTCCTGGAGGTTTGTGCAGGATGGTGGACATTCTCGTCCACCGCAGCCTTATGGGGATATACCGGGGATGGTATCGACATCTGGGATGTGTCATTGGGATTCGGGCGTCGCCAGATGTCCGCATTACCAACAGGTGCTGCACATGTCGGAATACATAAAGGTAATGCCCTGGACATCCCATTCGACGATAACAGTTTTGATTTCGTGTACTGTAATCCACCGTTCTTCCAGTTGGAGCGATACAGCGATTCTGACGATGATCTGGCGTCAGTGCCGTCCGTTGATACATGGCTGGAACAAAGCGGACAGATGATGGCAGAGATGGGGCGGTGTGCGCGTCCGGGTGCGCTCATCGTCACCGTCATGGCTGATTTCAGGGAGGGTGGAAACCTAGTGCCATTGAGTGCCCAATGGATATTGGAGGGGATGCGCCGAGGTCTGATACTGCACGACCATGTTGTTGCGCGGTTATTGAGCCAACAAGTCCGAATGTGGCGCAAATCATAGGAACAAAAACGGACTGCGAAAACCCACGAAAATATAATCGTGTTCAGAAAGCCTTAATATGACAAAACACAGGACCGAATCACCCACATCGCCACGCCGCATCAATGCCGTTGAGAAACAGCGACGGGCCGTGGAATTGCGCCTTGCTGGGCGTACATTCCAGGAAATCGCAGATGCGCTTGGTTATACCAATCACAATGGTGCGAATCAGGCAGTTAAATCCGCCCTGCGGAAAACGCTGGACGAACCATGCGCGGAATTTCGCCAACTTACGTTAGAACGACTTACGAAGATACTCCAGACGCATTGGCCCAACATGCTGCGTGGTGACGTGCCTGCATCCAAGATTTGTTTGCAGGCTATCGGGGATATGCGCCAACTGATGGGCGTGGATATGCCTGCACGTGTGGAACATACCGGGCCAGATGGCAATCCAATCCAGCATGAGGTGGTGACGATAGATATTGGCGACATTACCGAAGCCCTCAGGACATTACAGGATGCTGGGGCAATCAGGATGGAGTCCAATGGACACTATCCACCTGCCCTGGACGCAGTACATACCCCATAAGCCAACGCCCAAACAACTGGCGTACCTACTATTGGAGATACCAGAGGCGTTATACGGTGGCGCGGCTGGCGGCGGGAAGTCCGATGCGTTGCTGATGTCTGCGTTGCAATACGTGGATCAGCCCGGATATGCGGCATTGCTACTGCGTCGGTCCTATACAGATCTGGCATTACCTGGCGCATTGATGGACAGGGCCAAGGAATGGCTGATGCCTACGGATGCCAGGTGGCGTGAATCCTCCAAGACATGGACGTTCCCATCCGGGGCCACGTTGACGTTTGGCTACCTGGAACACGTGGGCGATGAATACCGATATCAATCCACGGAGTTCCAATTCATCGGGTTTGACGAACTGACCCAGTTCGAGCAATCGCATTATCGGTATATGTTCTCGCGTTTACGCAGACGCGTGGATGGGGCAGTGCCACTCAGGATGCGGTCCGCATCGAATCCCGGTGGAATAGGGCATGAATGGGTGAGGGGTCGATTCATAGATGCAGACGTGGACAATGACGCACGTGTGTTTATCCCTGCACGGCTACCGGACAACCCGCATCTGGATCAGGACGCATATATCCAGTCCTTAGACCAACTGGATCCGGTGACACGCCGTCAGTTGTTGCAGGGCGATTGGACTGCGCGACAGCCTGGCAATCTGTTCCAACGCGAATGGTTCCCGGTGGTGGAGGATGTCCCGGTATTCATCAACAAGTCCGTGCGGTACTGGGATCTTGCGGCTACACCTAAACGACCTGGATCTGATCCGGACTATACGGCAGGCGTCCGTGTCGATTACGCCAACGATGGACTCTATTATGTGGTGGATGTGCAGCGGATGCGCGGGACACCGGGCGATGTGGAGAAACGTATCGCACAGACAGCCGCGGTGGATGGTGAGAAAACACAGATAGTGATTGAACAGGAACCCGGTGCGTCAGGGGTAAACACCATCTATAACTACGTGACCAGGGTGTTGGCGGATTACACGGTACATGGACAACGTGCCACGGGATCGAAACTGGAACGTGCCGGACCGACCAGCAGTCAAGCCGAGGTCGGGAACATCCGCCTGTTACGCGGGCCGTGGGTGTCTGTATTCCTGGACGAACTGGAGGCGTTTCCATACGGTGGGCATGACGACCAAGTGGATGCGCTGTCCGGGTCGATGATGCGTTTGAGATCTACCCACAGCACGGAACCATTGGTGCATCATCTGGTGGGCGCACGCCGTATCGCACCGGGGCAGAACCCATTGGGATTGGATCCGGATAATCCGATTTATTGGGACAACGATAGATAATGGTGCGTCCAGACGTGCATACGGGTCGATTTAAGGCAGTTCAAATTCCGAAGATGTGTTATGGGTCGGGTGAATGATGGAGATACATACGGCGGGGCATCCGATGGAACTGGACGACCGGGAGATCATGTATTGTGATGGATTGGAGGACGCGTTCGTTGGTCTGTCCATGCGATTCAACGATGGGCCATTGGCAACGTATGACATCGAGAAGATCGTCCGCATCCTGATGGAGCGCGATGGGATGGACGAACTGGCAGCATGGGATTTTTACGAGGTCAACATAGTGGGTGCGTGGATTGGCGACCGCACGCCAGTATTCATCACGTTAATAGACGGAGGCAGAAATGGTATTGCGTGCTAATGGCATCGACCCGGTAACGGAATCGCTGATGCAGTGGATACAACAACAGGCAGAGGACCGACGTGATGATTACGATCTGACGCGGAGGTATTACGACGGCGACCACGACACAGCCGTCACGGACAGGCTGAAGAAATTCCTGCCGCCCCGGTTGCAGTTCCGTGATAATTTTATGAACGTCGTGGTGGACAGTTTGGCTGAACGTCTGAAGGTCATCGGGTTTGATACGGAGGACGAGACATTCGCCGAATGGTCGTGGAACATATGGCAGCGGAATCGAATGGATCACACGCAGGTCGTTATCCACACCGAGGCGGTGATGCTGGGTGATAGTTATCTGCTATGCGATTGGGATGCGGTAAATGAACGTCCGCGGTGGACACACCAGATGCCGGAGATGATGATTCCGCATTACAGCGAAACCACACGCCAGATCGATTGGGTGTCCAAGAAGTGGATACAGTATCCACACATCGGTGACGATCCCGTGACCCGGTTAAACCTGTATTACGACGACCGTGTGGAGAAATACGTGGCACGCGGCGGTGTGTGGGCCAAGTTCCAGGATGATGTGGATGCCGAATGGCCTGTGCCCTGGACCGACGGATCAGGCGAACCGCTAGGCGTGCCCATCATCCATTTCCGCAATCGTCCGATGGGTGGCGATTTCGGGCAATCTGAGATACTGAATGTCATCCCGATGCAGGATCTGCTAAACAAGTCGTTGATAGACCTGACGATGATTCTGGATACGTTGGCGTTTCCGCAGAGGTATACGTTGAACGTCAATCATGGGTCCAGTCGGTTGGACATCATGCCGGGATCCGTGGCGGAGTTCCATTCGGAATACGACGGCGGACAGGTGGGCCAGTGGAACGCCGCGTCTGTGGAAGGGCCGTTGAAGGCCATCGAATCCCTGGTGCAGCACATCGCAGGCACGTCACGAACACCGCAGCATTTGTTCCAGATCATGGGTGGTGTGCCATCTGGCGAGGCATTGAAGACGGCGGAATCGGGATTGGTGAACAAGGCCAAACAACGGATGGTCAATTTCGGCAATTCCTGGGAGGACTGCCTGATGATGGCGCACCGCATCCAGTCCGCGTTCGGATCAGGCGTGGTGGCGGATGATGCGGATGCAATGCTTGAAACCACCTGGGACGATCCCGAAACCCGGAACGAACAATCCCACATGGAAGTCCTGAAGGCGAAGGTAGAACTGGGCGTATCTAAGCATCAGATCTTCCGGGAGATGGGATACACGCAGGAACAGATCGACCAGATGGACGTGGATGGAATATCTGAACGCCAGAACGAAACCAACATCGGCGCGGAGATCCTAAGGTCGTTCAACCAGGGGCAGGTGTAGATGTCCGGTCCATCTGACGCACAGAAGGCGGTGGAGACATTTCGGGAGCGTGTCAGGACGCTGGAAACACGTGCCACGATGGATGTCATTAACG